ATATATACAAAAAATAATTTATCTATGTATATAAATGGAAATCTAGTTTCTTCATCCTCATTGAATAATTTTGTTTTTTCTAACAATTCAACAGCCTGGAAAACAGGCCCGTCTTTGCCAAATAATTATTTTGTAATTGACTCTGTTTCTTTTTATAGACATGCTTTAACAGGATTAAAAATTGCTAAACATTACTCTGAAGGAATAAAAGAACTAGACTACTCTCAAATAGTATACCCAGACGGCGGTATTTTCTTCAGCTTAAATCATTCAAAAATTAGACCAGTTGCAAGATACTCTTATCCAGAGACTAAGCCGTGGTCACAAATTATTGATGAAAATGTTGTAATGTCTACAGATCAGTCTTATATTACTTTTGCAAAAACAATAAGTCCTTCTACTAAAACATTTACTTTTACAGAAACCATTATAGTCCCAAGCTCTTTAAATGTTTCTAGCTCTCAAATATCCTGGGATGACGATGTTGAAAATATTATCGTTCAGGTCAGCCAGGACAACGCAGCCTGGCAAAATTGTAAAAATAATTTTCCAATACCATTTTTTAATAAAAATGACGGAATATCTTCAGGACTACTTTATTTAAAGGTAACAATGTCTTCTTCTGACACCTCAAAAGATCTGCCAGCGTTAAGATCAATTTCACTTGACCTTTATTCGAACACAGATTTTTATGCAGACAATTCTTCAGACAGAATATATTCATCTTTAGATTACGGACTGTCAAGATATAATCATCCTATAATTTCTTATAATGATTATAATGGATTAAGAATGTATAACGGTGGAGGTATTAGCGTTGACTCAAATACTCAATTTAGAACCATAGAGTTTGTCTTCACCCCGTCCTTAGCAGGATCTTTACAAAATGTTTTGTTTTCTAGTAATACCAAAATATTTGAGTGGAGTTCTACTGGAGTAATCAATAAGTCTGGCATATCTAATATTTATGTAAATGGCGTAGATTACACATCTGCAACAAATATATCCGACTTCTTAACTAGAGGCATGCCACACCATATGGTCTTAGTGCTATCTTCAGCGGCAACAAGTAATATTAAGTTTAACTCTAATCAGTCAGGCTCAGTTTCTGGAACAAGTAATTTGTATAGCAATATAGCCCTCTACCCAGATGCCCTGACTGCTGGGCAGGCCACAAATCATTACCAGCTTTATACAAAGCAATATGTGCTATCTGTGTCAGACATTTCTTTTTCTATTACAGAATCTGACCTAGGAAATGACCAAACAGCCTACCTAGTTAATAATACTGAGTATCAATCTGCAAATATTTAATAATTTTGTCATATTTATTGACAAAATCCTGGACTTGTGTAAGTAATAATGGTAAAATAAAGACATATGGATATGAATAAGATAAAGTATAAGACTTTAGAAGAAGAAAGCACCCTAGGGGTATACGTTTGGGAAATGCCCGACGGGCGCTGGATTGGTGATGATGAAGGAAACTATCTTTCGGTTACGTCAAAAAAAGGAAATCGATCCAGAATCGATGCTTTGGCTAGAGAAGTTCGCTCGTACGGTATATATGAGGGCGGGCCTAAATTTCTTTCAGCAAGACGAAAAGTCACAGATGAAGAGTATGCCGAACAAGAACAAAGATTAAAATGGGGACTAATACCAGATCCATTAGATATTGGAAATTATAAAGACGAAATGAAAAAGTTGGGTGGTTTAAAATGACAGTAGAATTCTTAGATGATGATTCAAAAGAAAACATCATCGACATCACCAATAACTCAGATTGGTTTACATTCAAAAAAGAACAAACCTCAACAGACCCATTTGCTGCAGGCTTAGAAGATCTTAAGAAGGTAAAAGGGCTTGGACCTACATTTAAGAGAAAAGTAAGTAGAGAGCTTTCAAAAGCATTTAGCGGAGTAGAAAACACAGGCACACAGCAGAACCTCTTAGCACAAGCAATTACTGGCTATGCAATGTTTGATCTTATTGAGCCTCCATATAACCTTGAATATTTGTCAAAGGTTTATGAAATCTCTACATACAACTACGCAGCAATTAATGCTAAAGTTGCAAACATTGTAGGACTCGGATATGATTTTATTGAAACTAAAAAAACAAATGATGCATTTGATTCTATTACGGATGAAAAACAACTTGAAAGAGCACGCAGAAAACTTAATAAATTAAGACAAGACCTACATTCTTGGCTAGACACTACAAACGAAGAAGATACATTTACACAAACATTGATTAAGGTTTACACAGATTTAGAAGCTACAGGAAATGGCTACATAGAGGTAGGTAGAACGACAGCTGGAAATATAGGATACATAGGGCATATTCCTTCAAAAACAATGCGTGTTCGCAGACTAAGAGATGGCTTTGTTCAATTACTATATGGCAAGGCAGTATTCTTTAATAACTTCGGAGACAACCAAACAGAAAATCCGATTGCAGGACAAGAAGATCGTCCTAATGAAATTATTCATTTAAAGAAATATACCCCTATGAATAATTATTATGGAATTCCAGACATAATTGCTGCCCAGGTAGCCCTTGCTGGTAATGAATTGTCTGGAAGATATAACATTGATTATTTTGAAAATAAGGCGGTCCCAAGATATATTATTACCGTTAAGGGAGCAAAGCTTTCAACGGAATCAGAAAGAAAACTCCTCGAATTTTTCCAAGTAGGGCTTAAGGGCAAAAACCACAGGTCTCTTTATGTTCCACTGCCAGCTGATTCTGCAGACTCTAAAGTTGAATTTAAAATGGAGCCTATAGAGGCAGGCAGTCAAGAAGGGTCTTTTGAAAAATACCGCAAGTCTAATAGAGATGAAATTCTTCTTGCACATCGTGTACCTATTAATAAAATTGGAACACCAGAAGGAGTCAACTTAGCGGTTGCCAGAGATGCGGACAAGACGTTTAAAGAACAAGTTTGCAGGCCGTCACAAATGATTCTTGAGAAAAAAATTAATAGGATATTCGAAGAAAAAACTGATGCATTATTGCTTAAATTCAATGAATTAACTTTAACTGATGAAGACACTCAGTCTAAGATTGACGAAAGATATTTAAGAATGCAAGTAATTACCCCCAATGAAGTTAGAATTAGAAAGGGTATGATTCCCCTAGAAGGTGGGGACGAAGTCGTTCAATTAAAGCCAGAGGCAGCCGCAGAAGAAAGAAGTCAGGCTGGAAAAACTAGGGCAAGAGATTCTGAGAGGTCGGCAAATTCATCAGATTCTTCGGGAGAAGGCAGAAATGCTAAGGGCGATGGAAGACAGGTCGACTAACCCTACTCAACCAATATTTGCCTTTTTATATATAAAAACCTATAATTAAGCATATGAATATTGAAAAATCTGCATGGTCCAGCAATGGCAACGACATATCTCTTTCGGTACCTTTTACAAAGGTAAACCGTGAGAAAAGAACCGTCTCTGGTTTTGCTACACTAGACAATCTTGATCAAACAGGAGATGTTGTAACAGCAGAAGCAAGCATTAAAGCATTCGAATCTTTCCGTGGAAACATTAGAGAGATGCACGGATCAAATGCTGTAGGTAAAATGATTTCATTTAAACCAGAAACATTTTATGACCCATCTACAAAAGAATTTTATAATGGCGTATATGTAGATGCTTACATTTCAAAAGGCGCACAGGACACATGGGAAAAAGTTTTAGACGGAACCCTATCTGGATTTTCAATCGGCGGCAAAATAATTGAGTCAGATAATGAAGTTAATAAGTCAACAGGTAAGACAACTAGATTTATAAAAGAATATTCTTTAATGGAACTTTCAATTGTTGATTCTCCAGCAAATGAACTTTGTAATATCTTGTCTATTCAAAAAATGAACGGACAACTTATTTTTAAAGGAATTGCAGCAGAAACAAAAATGGAAAATATTTTTTATTGTGAAGAAAGTGATTCTGTTTTTATTTCAACAGAAAAAACATATGACTCTCCAGTATCTGGAAAGCCAGCAGAACTTATTGGATGGGTTGAAAGCTCAGACGTTAATAAGTCAAAAGAAATAGATAAGATTCTTGATGCATATAAGCAATCAAGATTTACGTTGCCTGATACACAAATAGCAAAACAGGCAAACGCAGAAGGAGGTAAAGAAGTGTCAGAAAATACAGAAAACGTAGTTGCAGAAGATGCAGTAGCACCAGAAGCAACCGTAGAAGATACAGCAGTAGTTGCAGATGCAGCTCCAGCTGAGACAGAGGCTACAGCAGATGCACCAGCAGAAGCAGCAGCTCCTGCCGAAGACGCTCCTGCCGAGACTCTGGAAAAAGCAGCCGACGTATCAGAAATTGAGGTCAATGCAGAACCTGATTTTGCAAAAATGTTAGGCGAACTAAAAGGCTTTTTCTCAGAAACTTTGAATAAAGCATCCGAATCAAATGCTGCTCAAGTGTCATCCATCAAGGAAACAGTTGAGACTTTCAGCAAGAGTGTAGATGTTAGAATTTCAGAGTTGGCAGAACAAGGTGCAGCGTTATCAAGCGCTGTCAACGAAGTAAAGAACACCCTAGCGGGAGTTCAAAAGCGTGTAGATGCCGTAGAAGCAGAAACCGCAATTAAGAAGTCTTCCGATCTTGGCCGATCAGAAGAGGTAACAATCAAGAAATCTAAATGGAACGGTTCTTTCCTCGGTTCCGTAAACGAAATATTTAACTAAGGTAGGTATAAATAATGAGCAATGAACTATTAGAAAAAGCAGCTGAAGCTGGTACAACAGTAACTGGCACATTTGCTTCGACAACTGGAGGAACAGGAACACACAGAGCTAGCGAAGCTGGCAACGGTGGTCTCCTTAACCCAGAACAATCTGCTCGCTTCCTTGACTATATGTTCGACGCAACCGTAATCGGCAAGGTCGCACGTACAGTAAGATTGAAGTCAGACACAGCAGAAATTGATCGTATGTCTGTAGGAGAGAAGCTTATGAAGCTTGCTTCAGAAGGAGAGAACACTGGTGCAAACTCAGCTGTTACTTTCTCAAAGATTTCTCTTACAACAAAGAAACTCCGCATGGACTGGGAGCTTTCAACAGAGTCTCTAGAAGACAACATTGAGGGTGCAGATCTTGAAGATCACATTGCACGCTTGATGGCAACACAAGCAGGAAATGACATTGAAGATGTTCTTCTAAACGGAGATACATCTAATACAGGAGATGCTCTTTACAAGTCATTTGATGGCGTTGTAAAGAAGTCAAAGGCAACAGGTCGTGTTGTTGATGCAGCGGGAGCAAACGTTTCTCGTGCAGTATTCAACTCAGCACTTAAGGCTATGCCAAGAAAGTACAAGCAACGTCGTGCAGACCTTCGCTTCCTTTCAGGGTCAAACCTAATTCAAGATTACCTATACTCAGCATCACAGTTGGGTGACTACGGTTCAGCTAACCCACAAGATATCGCTTCAAGCGTTATCCGTGGAACTCAACCAGGTCTAGGTGGTCCAGCAGGATTTGTGGCACCATTCGCATTTGGAATTCCAATTGTTGAAGTACCACTACTTCCAGAAACACAGACAGGAACTCACACAGGAGCTTCAGGATCACACGGAGATCTACACTTGACATTCCCAAATAACATTGTTATTGGTATCAAGCGTGACGTAACCGTTTACAGATTCTTCTGGCCACGTAAGGACTCTATCGAGTACACAATGTATACTCGTGTAGGCGTTCAAATCGAGCAGGCAGACTGCTGGGTAGTTGTCAAGAACGTTAAGGTCGCTTCCTAATATATAGGATTTAGATCCGCTAAAAGCCCCTCAAATTAATTTTTGGGGGGCTTTTCATTTGAATTTAACAATGCTATAATTGTTGATACCTAGTAGAAGGAGTAATACATGTCATTTGAGACATTAAAAGTTGCAGAACTCAGAGAAATTGCAGAGAACTTTGCAGTAGACACTGACGGAATTAAAAGCAAAGCAGACATAATTGCCGCATTAGCAGAAGATGGAGTTACCTGGACAGTTTACCAGAAGACTCTAGAAAAAATTAAAGATGCAAACGAAGACGTATTTTCAACTGAAGAAGTTCTTCCAAGACTTGATCCAAAATCAGTAAATGCAGAAGACACCGTATTGGTTAGAATGACTAGAGAAAACTTTAGATATGACATTCTAGGATTTA